CTACTATTCCGCGCAGCTATTTAGGAGTAGAGCGATAACGTGTTTTAATTCTGTCTCGTTCATTTTACTCACCTGAATGTCTTCCCAACCAACGACGTGCGCCAGCTTCGGTTTTAAACGTTTTGCTTTTGGTATACGTCATGGCGGTGAATGTGCCGTCTTGATTGGGAAACACGCCACATACCAGAGATTCGTTGTTGCCAAGATCGATAGTATTCATGTTGACCCCATTTCCCCTTAACGCCGGGTGGCGGAACGTTTTATCTACTGCGCTTTGTATCAATCAACAACTGCCGTCATGTTCGTATGCCTCAGGCTGGCTACTTAGCCCTGTTCAGTGACTGGATAACTCGAGGTATTGTCCTGCCGTTCTCTGGTGGGGCGTTGTTTGGATATGCTTATTAAACACAATTTGTTTTCTTGTGTCAACACGCAATGTGTTTTATGGTGAGTGTCATATGATGATGCTACAAAAAAGCCCGCTGATAGCGGGCTGATTGGCATATTACTGTGATAGCAAGATCATTATTCCGGTGGGGGATTATCTTTAATCCTGCCTCTCAAATATTTTTCTACATACTCATCGATTTCTTTTAGCCGGACTTCAAATAGCTCAATCATTCGTTGTTGTTCTGAGCCCGGTAGCTGGTTAAACAACTCAAGAAGTTTTCGTTGGGATTCATTTAACCACAATTCAGAAGATTCCTGTTCTCCAAAGAGGAGCTCAGGAGGAGATATGCCAAGTGCCTTTCCCAATACGACAGCGTCATGTACTCCAACATTTCTGCTGCCCGCCTCATAGTTACCTATACGCGATTGCGTCCATCCGCAGATTTCAGCAAGTTTTCCTTGAGATAAACCAAGCTTCTGCCTGCGCTCTTTAAGACGCATTGCAATTTTGTCATTGAGCCTACTAGCGGCAATTTTTTCGTTTTCTTTTTCCATTGCATCCTTGTATCACGAATCGTGATTTACATAAAACACAAAACAGCTTGGCTATATAACACAAGGTGTGTTTAAAATTGTCATCGGAGGTTTTCAATGAACAAAATTTCAACATATCGAAAACAGCTTGGGCTGTCTCAAAGACAACTTGCTGTTCAGTTAGGGTGGATACAAAGCCGACTGGCAAATTACGAAGCAAATTTTCGTACCCCTGGACTAGAGGAGTGCAGAAAAATTGTTTCTACCCTTAATCGGCTTGGCGCTCATTGTGGACTTGACGATGTATTCCCCCCAGACGGTAAGCATAGCGAAAACAGCATAGGAGCGGTTGATTCATGAAAATCAGGCATGAGCACATCGAATCAGTGCTGTTGCCCTGGCAGCCGAAAAAGGGCAGGCGTGGGTCGCTAACGCAATTACTGAAGAATATCTGCGCCAGGGGGGCGGCGAATTGCCCCTTGTACCAGGCAAGGACTGGAACAATCAGCAGAATATCTATCACCGTTGGTTGAAAGGTGAAACGAAAGCGCAAAGGGAAAAAATTCAGAAACTGATCCCTGCGGTTCTGGCAATTCTTCCGCGTGAGCTGCGTCACCGACTCTGTATCTTCGATACCCTGGAACGCCGTGCATTACTGGCGGCGCAGGAAGCGTTGAGTACGGCAATTGATGCGCATGATGATGCAGTCCAGGCCGTTTACCGGAAAGCGCATTTCAGCGGCGGCGGGTCTTCCGACGATTCTGTCATTGTTCATTAAGCAAAAGTTTCCATGCTGTTTGTGCTTATTCTAAGCAACCGGGCAGCATCATACGGGGCAATTATGGCCGCATTACCATACATGCAACTGTACATAGCTGATTACCTGGCTGACACCATGCATTTGTCAGCAGAGGAGCACGGCGCGTATTTGTTGCTGATGTTCAATTACTGGCAAACAGGAAAGCCAATACCCAAAAACAGGTTGGCAAAAATTGCCCGTCTGACTAACGAGCGATGGGTTGATGTTGAACCATCCTTGCGGGAGTTTTTTTGTGATAACGGCGACGAATGGATGCATCTTCGGATTGAGGAAGATCTGGCATCTGTCAGAGAAAAATTAACCAAAAAATCAGCCGCAGGAAAAGCATCTGTTCAGGCCAGAAGAAGCAGAAAGGAAGCAGATGTTCAAACAAAACAAGAGAGAAATTTAACAGGTGTTCAAACAGATGTTGGAGTGATGTTCGAACATGATGCCAACACAAAGGCAACTAATAAAGATACAGATAAAGATCTAAAAACAGATCTAACCCATCCCAAACCCTTCCCTTCCGGAAGGGAGTTTCGGGATTTTGTGGCTGGAGTGCTTGAGGGGAGATTATCTGGCGGTACTGCAGCGGAATTTTGTAATTCTGCGGTGGTTGCGTTGCAGGCTGCTGGCCTGGATGTCTGTCGTGAGTATCCGGTGCCAGAGCGTGGTGACGGTTGCGGAGGGCGGATTGATATCGTCGTGACTGACAGGAACGGTGTCCGGTGTGGGAGCGAGCTTGACCGAAATTCTCCGCGACAGAAATCACTGCTCAAAATCGGTGCTGTTGAAACCGGGATATGTGTCTTGCGGCGCAGTGATATCGCAAGGCACACCGAGCAGGGAATTCTGGTTATCGGTGGGGCTGTTCGCCAGAAAAAATTTGACCCGTTGTCAGTTGATCTGCCCGACTGGTTGCCAGAAACACTCTGGCATGAGTGGGTCCAGTTCAGGCAGGCATTGCGAAAACCGATTCGAACGGAGCAGGGCGCTAACGGGGCGATACGGGAACTGGAAAAATTCCGTCAGCAGGGTTTTACACCTGAGCAGGTGATTCGACACAGCATCGCCAATGAATACCAGGGTCTGTTCGCGCCGAAAGGTGTTCGGCCTGAGACGTTGCTCCGACAGGTTAACACCGTCTCGTTGCCGGACAGTGCGATCCCGCCAGGCTTCAGGGGGTAACAGACCATGAAAAATATTGCGACAGGAGGCGTTCTGGAGCGTATCCGCAGACTGACCCCACCACATGTAACCGCCCCATTCAGAACGGTTGCGGAGTGGCGCGAGTGGCAACTTGCTGAAGGCCAGAAACGTTGCGAGGAGATCAACCGCCTGAATCGTCAGTTGCGGGTGGAAAAAATCCTGAACCGCTCCGGCATCCAGCCGTTGCACCGGAAGTGTTCGTTTGCGAATTACCGGGCGCAGAACGACGGTCAGCGACATGCACTGAGTCAGGCGAAATCCATAGCTGACGAACTGATGACAGGCTGTACGAATTTTGTGTTCAGCGGTAAGCCCGGCACCGGAAAAAATCATCTTGCAGACGCGATTGGCAACCGGCTGATGGCGAAGGGGCGTAGCGTGATTATCGTCACCGTGTCCGATGTCATGAGCGTGTTGCATGAGAGCTACGACAACGGCAAATCCGGTGAAAAATTTTTACAGGAGCTTTGTGGTGTTGACCTGCTGGTCCTGGATGAAATTGGCATGCAGCGGGATACGAAAAACGAGCAGGTGGTACTGAACCAGATTGTTGATCGCCGGACGGCATCGTTACGCGGTGTGGGGATGCTGACAAATATTAACCATGCAGCGATGAATACACTTCTCGGCGAGCGGGTGATGGATCGCATGGTCATGAACGGCGGGCGCTGGGTGAATTTTAACTGGGAGAGCTGGCGTCCGAATGTTAGCCATTCGAGGGTTGTTAAGTAGTTTCAGGAGGATTTATGGCGAAACCTTTTACTCCCGAACAGCGGGAAGAACTGAAGACGCGAATTGTGGAACTCGTGCATCAGGACGGTCGGGTCACGATTCGGCAGTTGTCAGATGAAACAGGTATCAGTCGTGCGTCTGTCGGTCGCTTATGCATAGAACTGGTCGCAAGTGGTGATGTATATAATTCTGGCTACGGCTTATTCCCGTCTGAACAGGCTCGCAAGGACTGGCAAAGCGCCCGCAAAAAACTCTCGAGAGTAAAGGTGAGGAAACCGGTTGTTGTTGATCCGGACCTTATCTGGTCATTACCTGACGGAGAAATACGCCGCTACGACAGGCGCCTGAATATAATCTGTCGCGAGTGCCGGAAGAGCGAAGCTATGCAGCGTGTACTGGCTTTCTATCAGGGTAATTTTCAGGAGGCGATACTGTGAATGAAATTAGCTATCAGGCTTCAATTACCGCTGGCATTCGCATCAAAGGAGAGGAGCATGGAAATAAAACCAGAAGATGAGTTAAGCAATATCGTTTTATTTCCGGTAAAAGAGGATGACCCACGTAATCAGGTTAATTTTCTTTATGAACCATCGGAAAGACCATATTGCCATCACGCCTCTGTCCGGGTTGACGAAAAAGAGCGTCAGGTCCGCTGTAAAATCTGCGGTGCGGTTGTGGAGCCGTTTGACTGGATGCTCTCTGTGGCAAAAAGAGAAACCAGACTGGCAGATGATGTAAGGCTATTGCGCCAGGAGGAACAGGAAAGGCGGAGAAATATAGAAAAGCTGATACAGATTGAGCGTAACGCGAAAGCGCGGATACGCAGGGCGACAAAATCCAGAACTGAATAATTAAATTTAGCACTGTTAAAAATTTAATCCTTAACCGGAGGGATTTCTGCACCCTCAAATCATCAGGAGACCACCCGAAAGGGCGGGGAGCAGTCACACATCTGTTTCCGATAGCCCCGTTCTAATGCTACACTCTTTGATATTTTTATGACCCCAATAAACATATTTATGACAGTTGCTGATTTCAAACGGCCCAAATTGGAGCTCCCAAACGGGGCAAACAAACTACTACTGCACTCTTGCTGTGCTCCATGTTCCGGTGAGGTGATGGAGGCGCTTCAGGCCTCGGGAATCGACTACACCATCTTTTTCTACAACCCGAACATTCATCCTCAGAAAGAGTATTTAATTCGTAAGGATGAGAATATTCGCTTTGCTGAACAACACGGCGTGCCGTTTATTGATGCTGATTACGACACAGACAACTGGTTTGAACGAGCCAAAGGAATGGAATGGGAGCCCGAACGAGGGATCCGTTGCACCATGTGTTTTGACATGCGTTTTGAGCGGACAGCGCTGTACGCCGCTGAAAATGGTTTCAGTGTGATCAGCAGTTCACTGGGCATTTCACGCTGGAAAAATATGCAGCAGGTTAACGACTGTGGGCGGCGAGCCGTCGCGCATTATCCGGGCATGGTGTACTGGGATTATAACTGGCGCAAGCAGGGCGGCTCGTCCCGTATGATTGAAATCAGCAAGCGCGAAAAATTCTATCAGCAGGAATATTGTGGCTGTGTGTATTCTCTGCGCGATACCAATCTACACCGCAAATCTCAGGGACGCCCTCTTATCAAAATTGGTCAACTCCACTACGGTAAAGAAGAGAAGGAGTGATTTTATGGGGCACCTTTCTGATTGATTTCATATTGGCGAGGTAAGTAGAATGACTGCGGGTGCTTGAGGCTATCTGCTTCAGGCATGAACACCAAAAGGCAGATAGAGAAAAGCCCCAGTTAACATTACGCGTCCGGCAAGACGCTTAACATTAATCTGAGGCCAATTTCATGCTTTGCACATGTAGGTTAGCCTCTTACATGCCGAAAGGCAAGGAGAAGCAGGCTATGAAGCAGCAAAAGGCGATGTTAATCGCCCTGATCGTCATCTGTTTAACCGTCATAGTGACGGCACTGGTAACGAGGAAAGACCTCTGTGAGGTACGAATCCGAACCGGCCAGACGGAGGTCGCTGTCTTCGTAGACTACGAATCCAGGAAGTAAGAGTGACCGGGCGGGGAGCTGATCCCATCCCCGCCCACCTCTGATGTGTCAGGCATCCTCAACGCACCCGCACTTAACCCGCCCATCGCTGTGATCTCTCAGCGTTTCGGCGGGTTTTTTGTTGTTTATTTCCGGTGAATTTGATTCGCGCACCTTCGCAGATAGAATCGACTCACTTAAGTAGCGCGCAGGGAGAAGAGGGATGGACCCCGAACAGGGGAGAGCTATTTATCTGGAAGGATTCTGAAGATGAAAATCGAAGAATTGCGTGAAATTTTTAGTGAAAATGGCCTCTATGCTGTGCGCGTTGAGAATGGAGCGATTGTCAGCCATTGCCGCATTAGATGTTTGCAATCTCAACAAAGGAAGAGCGGTGCTGTGTTATTTTATTTTTGTAATGGACTTCTGACGGACGGTTTTATTTTGCGTGAGGACGAATTTGTCACATCATTACGGGTTTTGAAAGAGATTGGTTTTAAGGCTGGTTTTCTGCTTTTGCTGAAGAATAAACTCATCTACAATCTTGAGCAGGATTGAACTCCTGCTGTGTAACACCGTGCCACCGGAGAAAGCCGATGGCACATATACAACTGGTCAAACAAACCTCTTCCGGATTACTTCTCCCGGCGACGCCGGAGAGTTGCGATTTTCTGCATCAAATCAAAACAGGTGAGTGGATACACGCAGACTTTAAGCGTGTGCGTAACTACGCATTCCACAAGCGTTTTTTCAAACTCCTGCAACTGGGTTTCGATTACTGGACTCCGGTCGGTGGGGCGATCACGCCTCGCGAACGAAAACTGGTGTCCGGTTTCGTTGATTACCTGTGTGAATCAGTAGGCCGGGAACATACGCCAGCTCTGAGCGAAGCCGCAGAGCAATATCTGAATACAGTTGCGACACGCAGAACCAGTGATACGGCATTGCTAAAGTCGTTTGAGGCTTTCCGCGAGTGGGTAGCCATTCAGGCCGGATTTTACACCGAGCATTTTTATCCGGACGGTAGCCGTGGGTGTCGGGCGAAATCTATCGCGTTTGCGAATATGGACGAAACCGAGTTTCAGCAGGTT